GCCGGCAGCGGCAATGTCGGCGCGGCCCTCGCGCAGAACATTGTCGGCAAACTGCTTGGCTGATGCCGTCACCGTCCCCGCAAACCGCTGCTTCAAACGGTCAACGGTTTCGTCGATCTGTGGCTTTATCGAATTTGATCGCAGGCGAATGCGGACTGCCACGGCTAAGGCGTTCCCAGTTCCTTGATGGTTTTCTCGATGGTCTTGCCGTCGCCCTGCGCGCCGATGGCGGTGATTGCGAGATCGTTCGCCCGCTCCATGCGGTCGAGCCTCTCATTGAGATCGCGGTAGGCGTCGATCTGGCGCCAGGTCAGCGTCATTGCATAGTCGGGCGGGAAGCCTCGCCTGATGAGGGCGGTGATACCGAGGGCGATTTCTTCAAGCGCACTTTGACGGCCTTTGCTCCTTCGCCCGGCGCCCCGAGGGTCGTTAGCCGATTGACGAAGGAGCCAAAACCGTTTGGGAATGTGAGCCTGATAATTGCATCCAGCAGCTTCAACTGGTCTTCCATCAGTAAATTCACGTTGGCGTGCTGCTCGTATTTCTCGTCCCCGAGATGCCCGCACCCGGCCGCAATGATCGAGCCGATCGAGGCGCCGAACAATTCGATCAGGACTGGCACGATATTATTGCCGAAGTCTCCGCTCGCGAGCCGCTTGAGATCCGGGAAACGCGACACGATGGATGCAACCGCATTGCCATGCAAACCGCGCACGACGATCCGCCCGCCGTTGATCCGCACGACCTCGGATGCCGTCAGCGTTGCTATGTCGAGGAGGTCGGCCATTATGGCACCACCACGGCTTCGTTGATGGTGAACACACCGAAGGTGCCATCGGTGTCGTCCCGCTGCACCTCGGCCTCGATCTGCAAGGTCGAGAAGTCGTCGGCGTCGGTGATGAAGCTGAAATCGCCGGTCGGGTTGACCGAGATGCGGCCGGTGAAATCCACCTTTTGGCCGATGTCGTTGGTTCCCACCACCTGGATGATGCCGACGATCTCCAGCTTTTTGAATGCGCTCACCGTGATGCTGCCGTCGACATCGGGAGTGCCGACCTCGCCGAGGGTGAAAATGGCGAGGTTCTCTGCGTTGATCTCGTCGAGCGTGAACTTGATGGTGGCGCCGACTTGGGTGACCGCCGTGAAGTCCTTGACCTTGACGCCCTCTCGGCTCGTGAAGTGTTCTTTTTTCGCAACCGTCGGCGTCCACACAAACGACGGCGCGTTGCCGAGATCGAGGAAGGTAGAGCCGCCGTCTTCCTTGAAGCTGACGATACCTTTGCCGATGTGGTAATTGCTGATGCTCGGTGACGCGGGCATGGGTTTATAGCTCCTCTATTTTCAGGGAATACTGGAACATGAACAGCGCCATCAGCACGCCGTGCAGCGAGCGCATCCAGCCGACGTCGGTCTGGCAGCCGAGATAACGGATGGTGCCATTGCCGCCGACCAGCGCGATCAGTTGCGTGTCGGTGAGCACCCGCCGGATCAGCTCGCGCCGCAGGACAGTCAACTCTGGCCCAACCTGGTCGGCCTGTTGTGCGACAAGGATTTCCGGCGTCATCCGCACGACATAGGGCCTATTGGCCGGACGCGCCGAGCGGTCGTCTGCGCCGCTGGTTTCCTCGTCGCCGTCAAACACGATCGCCGCCGGCAACGCCTCTTCCGGTATGTCGACGTTGTTGCGATAGGCCGATTTGATATTTGGAATGCTGGCGATCACCTCGAGCAGCCGCGCCAGGATTTCCTCGCGGACGTCTCTCACCCGAGCGCCGCCTCTTTCAGCAGGAAGCGAACCTCGCCCCAGTCCTCACCCATCGGGCTGCCGCGCAGTTCCCACGAGCGCGCGATCCAGGTCCGGCCGGAGAAGGCAAGCAGAGCGCCCGCATAATCGGTTCGCGCGATGCCCTTTCCGGCAAGCTCATAGATGCGAGCAAAAGCCCCTGGCCCGACGCCGCGCGCCTCGGCTGGCCCCGCGGAGCCTGTCACCGCCATCGGCAGCACCTTCGGCTTGGTATCGTCGATGACCGTGATGTCGACGGCAGCCGCAACGCCCGCGGTCAATGTCGCCGGCACGCCGAGCTCGGCATAGACCGGATCGAACAGCAGTGCGCTGTAGTCGATGGACATCAGGCGACGAGCCGCAACGCCAGATCAGCGTGGACGATGCGCCAAGTCGGCAGCCCCAGCAGCATGGCCACGATCATGTACAGAACGATCAGCAGCACGACGAGCAGGTACAGCCGCTGCACGTTCCAGTCGATGCTGTAGCTGAACCACTTCGCGACCATGACGATGATCGCGCCGATCAGCACGAAGATGGCGGCCACGATTGCGGCATTGAGCACGCCGAGCAGCAACCCGGTCAACGACATGGCGGCACCTCAAACATAGATACGCATGTATTTGTAGAGCATGGAGTCGATGGTATCGGTCGCCGTCTGCAACGGCGCGGCGAGGCCGGCCTTGCCGAACATCTGCACCGGATCGAAATACTGCACGCGGGTGTCGCCATGCATGACCGACCGCAGACCGCTCGTCATGCGTGCCTGTCCCCGCGCCGCCTGGATCAGCATTCCGGTCGCCGCCTTGAGTGCCGGCGGCGCCGCATCGGGCAACGCATAGCCGCCGCTATAGGTCACGGTGACCGGCTCGGCCCATGCGCCCTCGATGCGTAACTTGCCGGATGCGTTCTCGAGCTCATAGATCGTCGGGTCGAGGACACTGCCGCGCGGCGATTCCACCGAGACGAGGTCGGCATCGGCGACAGGATAGCGCGTCAGAAACAATCGCGGCGTGTCGCTGCAGCGCCAAGTCTCCTCGACAGTCTCGTAGGCAAACACACGGTTGCACATGGTGGCGACCACGTCGCTGTACTGATCGATCAGCATCTGCAACTGCGTGTCCTCGCTGGTGTCGGACAGCGGCACGTTAAGGATGGCCTTCAGCTCGTCCAGCGTCAGCAGCGCGTAGCTGGTGGCAGGCGTCAGCACCTTGACCCAGATGTCCGCCATTTTTAGCGCGCCTCGTCGTGAAACTGCTCGAACAAGCTGCGCAGTTCGAGTGCCGGCGCCTCGCTCTTGTCGGACAGGATCGGAATCGCGGCGTAGGCCTTGCGGTCGATCTTCCACCCGATGATCGTAGGCGCGGACGTTCCCGGCAACCCGCGCGCGCCTACGGCGCCTGTCTCCCCGCGCTCGCCCGCCGGCCCCTTGCTGCCCTGTCGGCCGGCGGACGCGATCAACTGCCAGCCCTCGCCTGGACACGCCCCAGGCGCCGCGCGCCGCGCGATGAAGCTCGAGCCGGTGAGCGCGACGATGTCGAGCGCCGCATAGGTCTCGGCTTCGCTCCAGGTGCCGCGCACCTTCGGCATCGCCGCATCGCGACCGGGGCAGGCAATGCAGATCCAATCGGCATGCCCCGGCGCCTGCCCGGTATCGCAGCTAGCCTGCCAGGTGCCGCCGCCATGGGTGACCACGACGCCGGCGTAGTGGACGGTGTCCGACGCCCATTCCCGCACCGCCGGCAGCGTTCCAGGCTCGCCCTTCTGGCCGCGCGCGCCGTCCGTGCCATCGAGGCCGGCCGCCCCTGCAGGCCCAGGCAACCCCTTCTCGCCGCGCTCGCCCTTCTCGCCGGCCTCGCCTTTCGGGCCGCGCTTACCTTCCGGGCCGGGAATGCGGGCCAGCGCGCGGACCTCTTCCAGGGCGCGCCGCCCCAGTGCCAGGCAAGTGCCGACCGCTTCGAAGAGCGTGTATTGTGGAACGGGGACGGCCGGTTTGTCGCTCATGCCGTCTCCCATAATCATGCCGCCAGCAGCCACACAACCGCGGCGGCTTCGTCATCGTCCTGCCGGCCGGTGGCGACCGCTTCCAGGGTGCCGATCACGCCGAAACCCTTGCCGCGCGCGCCGATAGAACCCGCACCGGCAACCTTGAGGCTGAGAACGGCCACCGCCGTGCCCTTCGCGCCGCGCGCGCCGCTGGCCGCCGCCTTGACCGTGAGAGGCCCATTCCCTTGCCCACCGGCGCCGGCCGCACCAGTGGCCTCGCCAGCAAGACTGCGCAGCACCGCAGCGCCGATGCTGACTGCAACAACGACGCCGTGAGCCTCGCCTTCGAGTGCCGGGAGTATTCCGTAACCGACGCCCTCGACGAGGTCCGGCCGCAACTGTTCACGACGACCTCCGCCGGGAAGGATGACAACGAACGCCGGCTGGACGACGGCATCGGCGATGTCCGCGGCGGATGCGGCCTCGGCCACGCTGACGACGATCGGCAGCACGTCCGGCGGCGGAATGGTCGGAACGGTGCTGATAGGCGCAGCCGCGACCGGCCCGAAACCGAGCACACCACCGGAACTGATAGACGGCGGCTGAACCGCCTGCGGTGGCTGGGCGACTGGAGCCGTCGCGAGCGGCGCCGCCGAGACCGGACAAAACCCGAGCATCGGCTATGCCGCCCCTTCCAGCGCCGCGACCCGCGCTGCCAGTTCCTTGACGGCATTAACCAGCGCGAACGTCAACGCAGTGGTGTCGAGCACGCGCAGATCGGCAACCGGCTTGCCGTCGACAAATCCGATCTCAGTCGTCACCATCTCGGGCATCGGCACTTCGGCCTGCTGCGCGATGAGGCCGATAAATTCTTTCAGCTCTTCCGCAGGCTTTGGAGCCGGCCGATCCTTCGGGTCCGGCGACGGAGCTGACTTGCTGTAATTCCCCTTGAATTTATACCGCACCGGCAAAAGCTGCAGCACCTCGGCGAGCCCGTGCGTGTAGTCGCCGACCACATCCTTGATGCGTTCGTCGGACGGTGCAGTCCAAGAACCGCCGCCAGGTTTGTAAGCCACGCCGGTAATGTTGAGATCGCCCGCCACGTCGAGCTTGGAACCCGGTGCCGACGTGCCGATGCCGACGTTGCGGATGTTATCGACAAAAAGCGCGCTCGTGTTGCCGATACGTAAGCCGATTGTCCCCGTCGCGGCGGCGTTCACGTAAGTGTTTTGACCGTCTCCGTAGATGGAGTAATTAGCCGCGGTGACAGCGACACTCCCGACAAAACCTATGAAGCTGCCGGGAGACAAAGAAAGATTGCCCGTCATGGTGTCGCCGGCCTTCGACACCTTGCCGTCGAGACCGGCCTGCGTCGCCGTGCTGACAGGCTTGCTGGCGTCGCTGGTGTTGTCGACGTTCGCCAGTCCGACATCGCTTTTCGTTAGCGTCACCGTGCCGGTGCGACCGGCGACACTCTGAACCGGCGCGGCGGCCGAAGCCCGCACATTGGTATAATAAAGATTGACCGAGCCTTCCGGCACCGCATCGGTCGAGCCTGGCGACGGCGAGATCTCGATATAGGCCGAGCCAGACCAGCGATAGATTTTGCCGGTATCGAGCGCGACATAAATGATGCCTGTCGCACCCGTGGCCGGGAACGCGGCAAGGTTGGCAAATTCCAGCACGTCGTCGACATAGCTTGGGAGTTGGGCGGCCGGCACCTTCGTGCTCGCATCGAGCGAGGCGTAGCCGTTGGCGATGCCCTTGCTTGCCTTGTCCTCTTTTGCATTGAGGGCAGATATGCCGGCCGCTTCGGTCCAGGCCGCATCCTTGCGGCCATAGGTTTTTCCGTCTGACGGTGCGTCGTCGAGCTTGGCCTGCAACGCGATGATCACGCTCGCCGGCAGCGTGCAAAACACGTTCTTCGTCCCGGCCGCAAAGTTCACCAGCGCATCCGCATTGGACGATTGCCGCACGGTGTCGCGCACCAGCGTGGTGGCGCCGGACAGGTGCCCCGTGCCGATCTCCCAAGAGCCGTTCGGCGCGCCGGTGGCGCCATCAATGGACTCGATGCAATAGTCGAACGACGGCCCGACGCCGAAGGCCGTGTTGAAGCTCTCGAAACCGGTGACGGCCCCACCTAACGTGAATGCGCCGGTGCCGGTCGCTGCCGACAGTTCCTTGACGCGGTCGGCGATCATGGCATCACCAGACGGAACGAGTGCAGCCGCACCGGGCTGTTGCGGAAGATTTGGGTCGTGTTGAGCTTGATCACGGCATCCGACTTTTCGTCGCCGACGTCGCAGGAAAAAACCAGGCTCCCATCGGCGGCCGTAATACGAGCAGCCGCCGCATTACCTTGAGCCACCGCGGCGTCCTCCTCGGCAATCCGGTTAAACACCAGTTCGCCGCCGACCGCTTCCTGGGCGGCCGGATTGGATAGCGGCAACACGGCCAAGGTGCCGGTGTCCGATAGCAGTTCGATGCTGCCACCATTCATCATCTGCGCAAGCGCATCGAGCATGGCGTTACTCGCTGCCTCGGACAGGTTGACTATCACTGTTGCGGCTCACCATAGACCGGCACAAAGGCGCCGCTCTCGTCGCGCTCGATGCGCGTTACCCTGGCCGCCGATGTTTCACGTGACACAATCGGCGGCAGCTCATGCAGCATGCGGGCCGCACTCGCGACCTCTTCGGCAAGCTCGGGCGGCAGCATTGCGACCTGGCGGTCAAGGCCAATCTTGAACACGGCGTCTGCCACGCATTCGCGCACGAACGGCGCCAAACCTTTGGCGAGTGCCTCTACGGTTTCGTCGTCCATTACGCGGCAGCCTTCAATGCCAGGGTGAACGCAGCGGTCAATTCCTCGCCCGATTTTTTGGGCGCACCGGGCGGTGGTGGCTTTGCCGGATCGGCGGCAGCATCCGACGCCGCGGCCGGCAGCGCCGCGGGAGGACTAGGCGGCGCTGCCGGAGCAGGTGTCTTCCCGATCTGACTCAAGGGGACGACCTGCTGCTGGACGCGAGGCTCGTCGCCGAACGAAACTGCCTCGTAGCCTTCGAGCGCACGCGCTTCGTTCGGGGCGAAGATGCCGCCTTGCACGCCGCGCGCCAGGCTCTCGATGCGGTCCTTCATCGCCGAGCGCAGCAGCGCCGCGGTGTCGAATTCCACATACTCGTCGGGCTGGCCTTTGAGATCGAACAGCAGCCCAAACGCCTCCTCGATATGATTGAGCGCAAATCCTAAACCGCTTGCGACCCAACTCTGCATCAGCATTTCGGTCGAACTGTACGACGTGCCGCCGATGCCGAGGATCTGCAGCGGGATGCGGAACGCCAGCGCAATGGCCTCGTTCGACAGCTTCATCATCTCCGCGGTACCGGCATCCTTGCCGCTTTGCGCCCACGGCTGGACTTTCAACCCGGCGGTGAGGATCGGCGTCCCGCCCTGGTGCAAGCCCTTGGTCTGGTCGTTCCAGCGGTCGCGTAACTGCTGGACTTCTTCCTGCTTGAGCTTCAGGTCGGTCGAGAGCACCGCCGAGGGCCGCGCCTCGTTGAGGTAGTACCCCATCTGCTGGCGTGCGATCGCGTTGGTAACGCCGATGTCGCTGTAAGCCGCGACGATCGGACTCTCGCCGATCAGCGGCACCGGCCAGCGATGCCGCACCGTATGCAGCCGGATGTGCAGGACGTCGCGCTGTGGCACGATCAGCGGCTCGCCGCCAAGCCGCTTCTCGATCACCTGGTTGCCGTGCAACTGATAGAAAACATCGCCGGTGGAAGCGAGCCGCGGGTGTGACTGCAGCGGGTCCATCAGGTGCAGCTCGTCGATCTCGAAGCGGTCGTTGCGCAACCCGAGCGCGTAGGCATTGCCCTCGAGGTAGAGCGATCGCGTCACGTTCAGCAGGAAATCCGAGATCGACTGGTAGTCGTTGGGATGGCGCAGCAGGCGCGAGAGTGCCGATGTCTTGACGCGCTCGCGCCCGCCTTTGTCGTTGAGCCGCCAGTGGTCGCCGGGACACATGGCGACCGTCTGCGCATAGGCCGAGACGCAAGCCTCGACCATGGCCGACTGAGCGCCGAGGCTGACCGGCGTATAGCCCTGCTGCCACCAGTTGTCGGCAACACCGGCGGGCAACCACCCGCCGGTGACCGGCAAATAGTAAGGGCCGGGCCGATATTGGCCTTCGCCCTTACCGACAAGCTGGGCAGCGACTCGTGTCAGAAACCCGCGGACGGTCATGTTGCTGGCGTCGCGGTCCTGGTCTGGTAGCTGCCACGTTTGCCGGCCTCGGCCTGCTTTGTCTGCGGCTCGTTCGGGTCGGCGCTGCCGTCGTGCTCGTGTTCCATGAGGTGGACGCCCAAGGCGGCGAGGTCATTCTCTTCCTGCGTCGGAGTCGGTTTTACCCCGCTCGCCATTTTGGCCTGCGCCTCGTTGGCCTTGTCGCGGGCCGCGCGGTCGTCGGCGAGCCGCTTTTTCGCGGCTGTCGTGTGTTCGTTGTCGGTCATTTTTGACCTCCCTCTGTTGGCTTGTCCGTTACCTCGCCGCCCTTGACGGTCTTCTCGGTTCCGTCCTCGAGCGTGACAACGACTTGGCCGGTGTCCTTGAGAAACCCATCGTCGCCTTCGCGCGCAGGGCGCGAATTGCGAACGGGTTTGCCTTGATATTGCTTAGCCATCACTGACTCCTTCTGTTGCGGGTTGTTACCAGGTGACTCCGGCCACCCACGCAACGGTTCCGGTGCGGCGGATTCCCCAGGTGAGTGGCATGATCATCCGCAGGGCCAGCATATCGGTCTGGAACATGCTCTTGGCCGGGAAGGCGACCGCGGTGCCCGACGTGGAGATGTCGGTCGGCGCGGTGTCCTCCATGTGCAGGGTTGCTTGATCGCTGATCTCGAACCGCGGCCCGTCGCCCGTCACACTGACGAAGTCTGCGGCATCGATCACGATGACGGTGCCCGCCGGCACCGTGCCGGATTGGATGATCGGCCAGCCGCCGAGGCGGCCCTGGCTGATCTCGTCGCGGAACGGGAACACGCCGGCGCCGGTGGCGATGGCAAAGCCCGCGCTGTTGACCTGTTGCGGGTTCATCAGCCAGGTCGGCTTGCGCACGTTGCCGAGCGTGCCGGTGAGCAGCGCACCGCTCAACTGCTTGACGTCGCCGGTGAGAGCGGCAAAGCCGCCGCCGGCGGTCGGGGTCAGGCCGGACACGCCGTTGAGGATGCCGGCGGGCCGAATCGCCGTCGCAGCGTTGGCGTCGAGCAGGATGGCGTCGATCGCAACCGAGGTGTCGTAGACGACGGCATCACGCAGCAAGCCCTCGATCGCCGGGATCGAATGCTCGTCGAGCTCGCGCGTCCAGGTCGTGATGACCGCCATTTTCATGGGCGTCAGTGGGAGCGACGTGAACGCGCCCTGCCGAACCGGAATCGGCAACCCTTCACCGACGAACGACCCGGCGATGGTTGGCGTTCGCGACCGTGTCGGGATGAGGATTTTGGCGTTGCGGCCAAAGCCGAGTGCCAGGCCCATGCTCGACAGCGGCCCGAATATCGAGGCCGCCTTCAGGATATCCATGAACTCGACGACGGTCTGTTGCGCCAGTTCCTTGGCCCATCCGGTGACCGTGGTCATGGCCGCGGCCGAGGCCGCCCTGGTCTGCCAGTCGACCACGGCCTTGAGCGGTTCGTCGTCGCCATAGAGGGCGCGGGTGACATCCATCACCGGCTTTCGCTCGTGGTGTGCCAACAGGCGCAAGGCGGCCGAGCGGCAAAGCAGATCGATCGGATCGAGCTTTTTGCGTTCGACGCCGAAAGGTCGTTGCAGTTGCGGCGCGCTATAGCCGTTGCCTTGCTTGATCACCGCAGGCATTCGGCCGCCGTCGTCGCTGTTCACGGCGAGATTGCGTTCGCTGTCGCGCAACGTCGCCAGGATTTCCCGGTCGTGCGCAATCTCGGCGTTTGCCTTTTTCACTGTCTCCAGCAAATCATTCGGATAGTCGCCATCGCCGACGGCGTCGTGCAGCGCATCGAGCTTGCCGGTCTTGTCGAGGATCGAGGCTTCTCTTTCTTTGATCTTTTGAGCGAGCGACATAGTCGCGCCCTTTCCAATTCGTGGTGTGTCGGCTTGCCCGCCGGTGAACCCGCGCCGTCTGATCCCGCGTTCTTTGCCTTTCCCGGCGAAAACGAGATCGATGGTCACGGGTGAAATCTTGAGCGACTTGGCGATCGCCAGCGCATTCGGGTTCGCTGGCACCGAGACCAGGCTGGTCTCGACCAATTCAGCCTTGGTGAAGAACATGCCGAAATCGGATTCCGGCCGCGGCTTGGATTCCTTCGGGCGGAAACCGACGCTGACGGCGCGCAGAATGCCGGCGTCGATCAACTTGCGGATCTCGTCGATGCGATCGCTGGTGCCGGCCGGCGCGAGCTCGAGGTGGCCGCGCAGTTGCTTGTCCACGACGCGGACGTTCGCCCACTTGCCGATCGGCGCGTTGCTGTTGTGATTGAACAGCGCGATCGGGTTCCTGAGGAACGACGCCAAGTCCCAGGCGTCCGCCATGATCACGTCGTCCATGCGGTCGGGCGTCTCGTCCGACAGCACGAACTCCTGGCCGTTGACCTTGGCGGCGTGGGTTTTATAGACGACGTCTTTCGTCGTCGAAGCCGGTGCATCCTTGTCCCAGGCGTCGTCCCAGATCAGTTGGCAGACGTCCTGATCACCGATCTCGCTGCCGCAGCGGCTCATGAAATCGATGTAGGACTCGTCGAGCGCGGGATAGAGGTCCGCCTGACGCTGGGCGCGATTGGGCATGACTGTTGACCTTTTTCAGAACGTGAACATCAGCGCGACGAACACGATCGCAAGCGCCGCCGTGAGCGCGATGAGCCCCACGGCCTTCACCACGTCGCGGTCGGTCATACCGGGGCCACTGGGACGGCTCCAAGGCCAGGGAACGAGCACTGGGGGCGT